CTGCTGCTGGACACTGGCAACCTCAACATGTTCCACCAGTCCATCGGTAGCCTGACGCTGCTGGATGACTACCGTCGTTGGCGCGACCGCGTGTTCATTGATGAACTCGCCAAAGCCGAAGCCAATGGTGAAGCTTCTAGCACCCAGGGCGGTTACTACTTCCCCGGTGGTAAGGCCAAAGCTGCTAACGGCTCCATCTCTTACACCGCTGCTGAGTACACCGCTGATGTGCAGCAGTTCCAGGTGCGTACCGACCTTCTGACCGTTGTTAAGGACCTGCGTAAGCGCAACGTTCCTACCTTCGCTGATGGTCTGTATCGTTGCATCTGCGATCCCACCTTCATGATGCACCTGCGTCGTGATCCTGACTTCCGTGAGATCGCCCGTTACAGCGGCAACCCTGGTCAAGGCATGTACATGGGTAACCCCATGATGCCTAACAACGCCAGCTTCTACATGGGTCCTCAAGCTGGTCAGGGCTATTTCCTGGCTGGTGAGCCTGTGATGCCGACTGGTGTTCAGTTTGAAGGCGTGAAGTTCTTCGAATCCACCAACTTCCCCACCAAGAACGTCCAGGCTTCCTTTGACGCTGGCTCTACCTACAGCTCTAAGGAAGTTGCTCAAGGTTACTTCTTTGGTCCTCAGTCTGTTGGCGTGGGTATCGGTGGTCCGAACGCACAAGTTCTGATCAACAATAACGATGACTTCAGCCGCTTTATCATCCTGATTTGGCAACTGTACGCTGGTTTCGAGATCCTCAACAAGGACTTTGTGACCACTGCCTTCAGCTTTGTTCAGGACGACGGCACTGTCTGATAACTAACTGATAAAACACAACATAGGAAAAGATAAATGACCTATTTGTCCGCTAAAAAGATCTTCCCAGGTAACTGGGCAGAGCCTCTGAACGGTTGGTACAAGAACATTGATACCAACGATGACGGTAGCAATAACGCCTCCAAGGGCGGCCCCACTTCGGTGCTGGCCGTCCCCGGCTATCGCTACTTCCAGCAGCGTGGTTACGTGGCTGTCACCAACACTTCTGGTGCAGGTGCTGCCGCAACCGGCAACGTGATTGTTCCTTCGCCTTACCGCCAGGACGACACTCGCCCCGACATCACCGGCATGGTGATCTCTGGTAGCACCACCCTGCCTGCTTACGTGTATCGCGCCACCATCTCCGTTGCTTCTGGCTGGGGCGATGGCCGCGTTGCTTCCGGTATCTACGCTGCTACCGGTAACGTGATCACTTTCTGCCGTGATTCCAGCGGTCCTGTGTCCGCCTCTGGCGATGCAGAAGCTGTGGCTCAGGCAAACCTGACCTCCACCACCGCTGGTGCTCAGGGCGGCGAAATCTTCTTCGCTGGTGGTTCTGCTGCTTATAGCAGCAATCCCTTCCTGACTGCCACTGGCGCTGCTGGTGTGACTGCTTCCAACGTGTATCGGAGCGTCGCCGCCTCTACCACCCTGAAGGTGTTTGCCCGTGGTACCACCACCGGCACCAGCACTTCTGGTGGTTGGTACATCTCTAATGATGACGCCAATGCCGGTCGTAGCGGTTACTTCGTTGTGGAAGTTTGCTACGTGCAGCCTGACGAAGCTCCTGGCTACGAAGACATTGATGGCTACCTCCTGGGCCGCACTGTTAGCTGATTGAGTTAAACTAGGACCAGTGAATTACTGGTCCTATGACAACCCTTCCGGCAATGCTTTATCAACATAAAAAAACAGGTGCCCGAGTTAAGGTTGTAAGCGAATGGGATAACGGCGATTGGTTCATGGTCGAAGACCAGGACGGTCGCCTCTTCACCGTTTACAAAAATGAAATTCAGCCTGATGAAGAAGCTACCAAGAAGGTGAAAACCCTTCAGGTAAAAGATAAAGCAGCACAGGAAGAACCTCGTACTTTTCCCCCTGATCACCGTTTAAATATCAATGGCGCTACCGCCCAAATGATCGCTGATCATATTAAGGGTATCGGATTGAAAACAGCCAGAGAGATTAAAGATCTTCAGATGTCCTTATCGGGTGAAAGGTTCAACAATCTCGAACAGTTAAGGCAGATTAAACGTGTTGATTGGGATTCCGTAATGGCAGCTGATTTAATCAGGGTCTAATACTCATCTCCTTCTAATTACCCCTGGGAGACCGGGGGTTTTTTAGTCTTACAATTAAAAATAAAAAGATATGGCGTATACAACCAAGCGCTCTGGTTTTACTGGTCCCAGTGCCAAAATTGGCGGCTCAACAGACTATCACCAGGATTTAAAACTCTTGGAGTCATTGCCAATTGCTGAGCGCGTCAAGATGATAGACGCCATCGCTCTGCAGAACCAAGCGATTGGTCGAGAGATTGAATTCTCCAATCCCGCCGTCTCAGGTAAACGTTGGAACTTAACTGCTGATCTTTCTGACAAAATTGATCTCCTCAACCGAGCAGCGGGCGCTCACTCTCATAGCAGACATTCCGGTTGGCAGTCTTTTGATTACTACACACCATTCAAAGGTAAAAGCCGCTTTGATAAAGGTGCTGTAGAGGATGCTTCCATTTACCTACCTGTTGCACCTGGCGGTAAAGTACGTCGTGGTTCTGGTGGTGGTTATGGGTATTACTCAGAAGCCCTTGATCCACAAGGACGTGTGATTGCCCGCGTCGGCCATGGCAACATTGACCGACCAGAAGCAGATACGGAGGTTTTAGTTCCAGCAGCGGCAACAACTACTCCTGGTACTACAACCACTCAGGAAGCTGCAGTTGATAAGGATGACTTCCTTGCTGGTTACCTAAAAGATATGCTGAAACAAAATTTAATTTCAGGTATTCTTTCTCCTCAATCATCAGGCAGCTCATTAGATTTAATTTCCGAAATGATGCAATATGCACCGAAGAGTCCCCTGGTGAATCCTTTGATGGGCCAGTAAATAAAGGACATCTATAATTAAAAACATACGGAAATAAGCGGTGCAGTTATCCGACTTTGATAAAAGTAGGGTCCGGTATCATCTGGGCTACTTCACGGTTTCCGTGCCAGCGGGCGACTATGCTCGTCTGGAAGAAGCGATGAATACGATCCCTGATTCGTACTTCTACGACAAGATCGCTATTCAGATTGGTCGTTGTGATACGGCCGAAAAGAAAACCGAAGTAGCAACTGCGCCTTCCACCAGGTTGGAGAGCATCGCTGGTGACGTTGACCGTACAATTCGGTCGAGTAACGCCAAAGAAGCACTCAAGGTTTGGGACGAGATTTATCTCTACGAAACCAACCGTTTAGCCGGCATCCTTTACGTTCCCAACTACAAGGATCCGTTCCAAGCCAGATACCGTTACGAACGTTCTGGTGCTGAATTCATCCAGGCACTCCCTGGACCCGCCGACACAGCTGTTGGTTCTCGTCTTTATTTACATGAGGTTTGGAGGTAATTATGCTTCAATTTGCTGGTCCCGCTTTACAAGGCGCTTCAATGATTGGGCGCTTTGGTATTCCGCTTCTTCAACAGGCAGGTATTGGACTTGGAATGTATGGTATCGGTGCTGGTTACAGTGCTTTAACCAACAAACCACAAGCTAAACCGCAGCTCACAGGTAGGCAAAAATTAGGACAAGCCTGGGGCACTATTCCCGAGAGTCTTAATTCTCCACAAGGTGGTGGTTTTGGTTATTCAAGGGGAAATAATGTGCGAGCCACTCAGCCCAGTTATCAAGACGCACAAGGCAATACGTATGATGCGGTGAGTGGACGCCTTCTTTACGGTGCTAAACCACGCACAGGCTCTGGCTCCACTGGCGGAGGTTCCCTTGGAGGTGGATCTTCCGCTGCGGAGCGTGCGTTCCAAGCTGAAAAGTCTCGTGTAGCTCAGTTAACCGCACAGGATCCTGAGCTTCAGCGTTATGAAAACGCACGTAAGGCTGCCAAGACTCAAGAAGAAATGAATGCCGCTCGTGACATCGGCATGCAGGTCTGGCAAGAAAAGTACGGCAAAACTCCAATGGCGCAACCTGGTGGTGCTGTTGGATCTTTTAATCCATTGATGGATCGTACTTTTGGTTATCAGACGGGTTCTGCCCCAGGGCAGCAGATTGGTGAGCCAACACTTGGCCCATCTCCTTTGGTGCCTCAAATCGATCAGTCCCTGAATCCTGCCAGCCCTAATTACATTGGTGGCGAAGGTGCTCCTCTGATGGACTTTACTCGTGAGGAAGTTACTCCTGAAGTGATTGCTGCTTATCAAAAGCAGTTACTTCAACAGGCATCTGCAGGTTTGAAATGATAATCTTGGCATTGCTTTGCATGTAAGACCAACCAACTGGACACGAATCTTTGATTCATGGGGGCCAGTGTTGTTGCTTTAAAACCATGATTCTCTGTCCTAACTTTGTTAAACGCCTGACCACAAAACTCAGTCTTGTTGTTGCACTGCAAGCTGTCTTTACTCCTGGTCTCCGCGCAGAGTCAAATTGGGTAAGAGAATAACGAAACAATAGCCATGGCTACTCCACGCGTTGGTATCCTTCCTTCGGCAGATCGACAAGCAATCTTTGATGCTGCAAGGAAATTAAAACTGAATCCATATGAGTTTGGCGCATTCCTTTCATTGGAAGCTGGTGCCAACATGGATCCTAATATCCAAGGTGGGGCAGGCGGCAGACACTACGGCTTAATCCAATTTGGTCCTAGTGAACAACAAAAATACTTAGATCCTGCCAAGAAAGGTCAGTACACACGCGCCGAACAAATTCCTGCTGTTCTTCGTTACTTTGAAGACAGGGGCTACAAGCCTGGGATGGGTATCGAACGTGCGTATGCAACCGTACTTGGTGGTAACCCAAACGTATCTTTGAACGCTAAGGATTCTTTTGGTACTTCCGTAGCTGGTGCAGCAAGTCGTTTTAGGCCTGGTGGTGATCTATACAAGAATGCACAACGTGTTCTTGGTGATGATCCAGGGTTTACTTCTGTCGCTGCCCAGCCAGTGAAACCTGCGCAGCCAACACAGCCACAGCAGAAACAACTTGCCGGCCAAGATCCTTTGTTACTTGAATTAGCAAGCAAAATTTTTGGTCCTATTCTTGCTCCTAAACAACAAACATCGCCACTCTCTGGTCTGATGAAGATGTTTGGGGCAATAGGACAATAGACTATAATTACTATTAAATAGGAAGTAGCACAGTGTCGTCGACAGCCACTAACAAACAGCCATTACTGGTTGATCGTCCGTTATTTGATTCGGTTCGAGTAACGACTCAGACTGTTGGCACTCCCACTACTTTGTTTGTGCAAGGTGGTCAAGCGCCATCTATTTTGGTGGACATGGATGCGGCCCTGGAGCTGGACAACAATAATGGTGGTGTGATTGATTCCATCACCATTGTCCGTAATGATTACTATCGTGATGCGGATTATGTTGTATCTAGCGGCACTTCTGGGACTGTTGTTTCTATTAGTAGCGGTCAAGTCGTACTGATTCAAGATACCGGCGTTGTTACAACTCCTGCTTCTAATGGATTTGGTTATTACACTTACACCGGAACCACCACTCTGACTGGCGTTAATACCAGGCTTTTGTATTCTGGCGGTACTTCGAGCGGGTTTGCATACAACGGTGTGAACTATGGCTATCAGCCAGAAGTTACCTTTGTGTTTTATCAAACGCGTGGCACCACCACTCCAATTCCAGCATCGGGTGATTACAAGGTCTTATTCGCTAAACAGGTTCCTGCCAACACCCAACGTGTTGACTGCACGGACGTGATGCCTGAAATGGCCGTTCCCAGTGTCTCAGCTGGTAATACGACTGGTCTTGGTAACGGTGCTCCCCTCCGTAACCGGGGTGTCTACCTGGAGCGGGGAGACCGCATTTATGTTGGCGTCTTTGCTGATGGCCCCAACACTTCTGGTTACATTCCAGGTGCTCACGTCTACGCACAAGGCGGCTTCTTCTGATCATGGCCAAAAAGGGTGGGGGCTCTTTTGGTAATTTCAACCAAACGCCATTACCTACTCCAGCGGGCGTCCAACCAATCACAACTGAATTTTCCAAAGGTTCAGTTCCTGATTCAATTTACAGTGCAAACCGTGAATCGGCTTGGTCTCGCTGGCGTCGTGGCTTTGAGTTAGCTACTGCCACCTTCTTTGACAACGGTTATAACTATCCATTTCAATACCAAATTCCTGTGCCATCTGGTACACCAAGTTCTGTCGCAAATCCTGCTCCCATTATTTCCGGGACGTTTGTAGGGTTTCCGACTAAGAACAAAGAAATGGGTATGCACTGGGCAGGCTGGCGTTATGCCGGCTCTATGCGCAGTGATCGTTTGGTGGACCCTAGTACCAGCCAGCGTTTGTTTATTGAATCTATTACAGAAGACGCAACGAACTGGTACGTTAAACTAGCCGGAAACTGGAGCGCTAGCAATCCACTTCCCCCTCCTTTTTACGTTGCTATTCCAGGTGTGCCAGGGGGCCTTAGACCGTTAAACAGCGAAACCCTGGAGGATAGGGTCATTACTGTTGGTGGTGACATCATCGACCGTGACACGATTGATCCAACAACACAAAAACGATACGGCTACGTACAAGCAGTTTTAACTGACACCAATCCATTTACTGGTGTATTAACAGTTCGAAAAGCAGGCTCTGTGCAAACTACACCTGACAAAGAATTTTTCACGCCATCTCCAGTTCCTTTTACAGTTGGACGCTATTTAATCACTGGTGCCAGGTTCTGTTGTTCTTGTCAGGATTTTACGCACCGTGACTACGCTTTTATGCGTGATATTAATAAGCCACTTAAGAAACGTTATCCAAGAAGCAATGTTGCGTCCGTTAAGCCCGGTCGTTTTGAAGTTACTAAACTTAACGGAGTTCTTGACAACAGTGCGATGACAAGCGCTAAGGTCAACCGCACGATGGAAGTATACGCTCCAGATGGGTTTCAATTACCTGCCACTGTTGCGGATACAGTTGTTGACAACCAAGCAACAAGAGATAGGCCAGGACTCTTTAGAGATTTTGGGGCAACATTTGTAAGGAGTACAGGGGACCCTGCCATCCCTGGATCAGCCGCAGAAGGTATGCCAAAATATACGGACTATGACACGGCACAAGGCGTTGTTACTGCATTGAATGACAACTGGGAGCCGTTACTTGATGAAATGCGTTACTGCAAACATATCTACGCTTTGAAGTTTGCTGATAAAACGTTTCCTCCTGAACCCTCTGATTTTCCTGTACAGGCGGGAAGCATGGCTGCCTGGGAGCAAAAACTTGTGGATCAAACAGAGAGCGAACAACAAGATGCAAGAGCAGCAAACTTGAACCGGTTTTCGTTATCCCAGATGGATGTGCCGCCGTACAACTGTCAGTCGGCAATGATGATGCCGATGATGCAAAAACTGTT